TGTAGGATTAAGATATGAGGTTCTTTTAATGCAAGGTGGTATGTTTGACCTTTACAATATTACAGATAGGCGTAAAATCTTAGAAGAGCTACAAATCATGGAAGCGGCTGCTTTGAAAGAACTAAACAAGGAAAAAAAATAATATGGCTAAACAGACTTCACAAATAAATATTAAATTTTTATCGGAAGGAGATGGTGAGGTTGCTAAAGCTTTTAAAAGGCTTCGTGGAGAAACCACCAGATTAAATAGAGATTTTAAATCATTATCAAAAGATTCAATAGCAAAAGTAAAAAATGAATTTAATAAGTTAGGAGCAGGGGCAAGAAATAGTATTAATGGAATGCAAGCGCAAAGAAATGCCTTGAATGGTTTGCGTAACATGGCAGATGTCACCAGTATTGAATTTAAACAACTTACTGCTGACATTGCGAGACTAGATGCTCAAATGAGAAAAGCTGGTGCTGGGACTACTGGTTTCAAAGGTAAATTAAAAGGTTTTGCTAAAGGCGCTGGGGCAATAGCTGCCGGTGGCATTTTTGGAGGTCCAGAAGGGGCTGTTGGTGGTGCGATTGGCTTAAAAGTTGGAGGTCCAGCCGGTGCTGCTGTTGGTGCTGCGATTGGCGCACAAGTTGGAATGGTACGTCAAAGTATTGGGGAGATTGCTATTTATAATGCGGCTTTAGAAAGACAAAGAAGAGCTTTAAAACTTGTTATTGGAGATTTAGGTAAATATAATAAAGCACAAAAATTCTTAGCAAACACTAGTAAAAAATTAGCTATACCACAAGATGTGATCGTCAGGCAATTTACATCTTTAACTGCATCTGTAGTTGGTGCTGGACAATCAGTATCTGATGCAGAAGAAGTTTTTCAAGCAATTGCTGCTGGTATAAGAGGTACTGGTGGAAATTTAGAAGACATGAAAGCGGCCATGCGAGCGACTAGCCAGGTATTCTCAAAAGGTAAGGTGTCGGCAGAAGAATTAAGACAACAACTGGGTGAAAGATTACCTGGCGCATTTACTTTGTTTGCTAAATCTATGGATAAAACTCCAGCAGAACTAGATAAGGCATTAGAGCAAGGAAAAGTTACTCTTGATGACTTTATGAAATTTGCAAAGACATTATTTGCAACTTATGGAGAAAATGCAGAAATTCTTGCACAAGGTCCAGAAGCTGCTGGAGATCGTTTACAAACATCAATATCAGACCTTAAAGATAATTTGGGCGAGCCTCTATCAGCAATTGGTGCAATGTTTCAAAACATGGCTACAACTGCTGTCAATTCTTTAAATGACATAAGTGAGGCGGTTGGAGATAGAGTAGCAGAAGGTTTAACTAGAGATATTGGTAGAAGAACAGAAAATATTGCAAATTTACAGAAAAAAACAAAAGAAGCATTTGAAAATTTACGAAAAGCCGCACAAGGTCAAAAAATTACTTTAGATACTGGTAGTGCATCTTTAGGTTCAATAACTGTATCTGGGCAAAATGCTATAGATTTAATGAGAAAAAGATATGAAGAAGCAAAAGCCGCAGAAGATGAAAACCTAAGAAAAATACTTGCTGATAAAAAAAGAAGAGATGGAATACTAAAAGATAATATGGAGCCTGTGGAAGGTAGTGGTATGTTGTTTCATCCTGTTACTTATCAGTATTTAGGACAAGCTGATGGATCTGCCGATCCATCAAAAGATTCTGATAAAAAAGATGCTCCATTAAACAATATAGAAAAAGGAGCAAAAGCATACTTTGATAATATTAGCGATTTTGGCAAACAAACTCAAGATGCTGTAGCTGGTGCATTTAAAGGAATGGAAGATGCACTTGTTAAGTTTGTAATGACAGGTAAACTAAACTTTTCTGACCTTACCAGATCTATATTGGCTGACTTAGCAAGGATTGCAATTAGACAAGCAATAATGGCTCCACTCAAAGGCTTATTCCCATTCCTTAACAATGCGAATGGAAACGCATTTGCAGCGAATGGTGTTGTTCCTTATAGACGAGGCGGCGTTGTTAATTCACCAACAATGTTCCAATACGGAGGGTCTAATTTAGGCATCATGGGGGAAGCTGGCCCGGAAGCGATCATGCCCCTTAAACGCGGTCGTGGTGGTAAGTTAGGAGTTATCTCTCAAGGTGGTGGTGGTAATATAACTGTAAATGTTGATGCTTCTGGTAGTTCTGTTGAGGGTGATGGCGATGGTAGCCGTCAACTCGGAGAAGTAATAGCAGCAGCAATACAATCAGAATTACTTCAACAAAAACGACCAGGAGGTATTCTTGCATAATGGCAAATTTTCCAAGCGTTGAACCAAGCTTTCCAGTAAGAAAGATATCAAAACCAAATACAAGAACAGTTAAGTTTGGTGATGGATATGAACATCGTTTATTATTTGGATTAAATCAAAATCCAAAAGTATTTAATCTAACTTGGAAAAATATATCAGAGACAGATTCAGACACCATAGAAACATTCCTTGATGCTCGTGCTGTAGATAGTGCAAGTTTTACATATACACCACCTAATGAACCAAGTGCCATGCAATTTAAATGTACAAATTGGGATAAGGTTATGGAGTTTCCGAGTAGAGCGACAATACAAGCAACATTCACTCAGGTCTTTGAACCAGCTTCTTAATGGCTACTGCTTGGACTGCTAGTACTAGTTTATCTGTTGGCAATATTATTGCGCCAACATCTGCAAGCGCTGGTTTATTTTTTAAAGTAACAGTAGCTGGAACTACTGGATCTTCCGAGCCAAGTTGGGCTACATCTATTGGAGAGACTGTTTACTATAATGATGTTAGATATGTTTCTTTTAGTGCTACTTTTAATGACTTACAACCCATAAACCCAAGTGCAATAATCGAGTTATTTACTTTAAAATTAGATAATACCTTACATGGTGCTACTACTGTTTATAGATTCCATGCTGGAAGTAATATGAATGCAAATGGTCAAATAATTTGGGCTGGGAATTCTTATCTTAGATTTCCTATACAAATTTCTGGTTTTGCCTTTCAAAATGGACAAATTCCTCGTCCAAAATTAGTGGTTAGTAATGCATTAGGAACAATTTCAGCAATACTTTTGACTGTAAATGAAACTACTGCTGGCAATGATTTAACAGGGGCTACAGTAACAAGAATAAGAACATTAGCAAAATTTCTTGACGCTGCTAATTTTTCTGGGGGAAGTAATCCTTATGGAACACCCGACCCTACAGCCGAGTTTCCGCAAGAAATATATTCTATAGATCGTAAAGCAACAGAAACAAGAGAAATTGTTGAATTTGAATTAGCTTCAGTTTTAGATTTAGTTTCAATAACTTGTCCAAAAAGACAATGTACAAGGGCTGAATTTCCTTCTATTGGTACTTTTGTCGAATGACTTGGAAAGATAAAGCATTACTTCATGCGAAAGAACAAGACCCCAAAGAATGTTGTGGCTTATTGTTAAATATAAAAGGCAAAGAAAGATATTATCCTTGTCGTAATTTATCAATGACAGATCATCAATGTTTTATTATCGACCCAGAAGATTATGTAAAAGCTGATAATACTGGTGATATTGTAGGGGTGGTTCATAGTCATCCAATAACACCTCCTAATCCTAGTCAAGCAGATAAAATTAGTTGCGAGGATAGTAATTTACCTTGGTATATTGTTAACCCAAAAACTGAACAATGGGCATATTTAGAACCTTGTGGATATAAAGCACCAATTTTGGGTAGACAATGGGTTTGGGGTATAACAGATTGTTGGGCTTTAGTAAGAGATTGGTATAAAGAAGAATTAGGAATTACACTTAGAGATTGGGAAAGACCAATAACTTTAGAAGAATTTATAAAAAATCCTATGTTTGAAAGTTGTGCAGAAGCCACTGGTTTTAAAGTATTAGAGCCAAACGAAAAATTACAAAATGGTGATTTATTATTTATGTCTATATTGGCTAACGGATTAAATCATGTAGCTATTTTTATAGATGGGGATGTCTTGCATCATTTAACCGATAGACTATCCTGTAAAGAGCCTTACTCTGAATGGTTACTAAAATGCACAGGAAAGAGGTTGCGTTATGTTGCGTAAAGTAAAACTGTATGGAAAATTAGCAGAGTTCATTGGATATGAAGAGTTTGAAGTTCAAGTTGCAAATGTTTCACAAGCTGTAAGTTTCTTAATTCATAACTTTCCACAATTAGAAGTTTATATGAATCCAAAACATTATCAGGTAAAGGTTGGTAATTATTTTATAGATGAGTCTGAGTTAGCATACCCTGTAGGTCAAGAAGATATACATTTTATCCCTGTAATTACTGGCGCTGGTCGAGGTTTAGGTTCAATATTATTAGGTGCTGTTTTAATAGGTTTTGCTTTTGCTGGAGGTGCTGGGTTTTTTGGGTCGGCTTTTGCTAAAAATACTGGATTATTTGCTTTTACAAAAAAAATAGGTTTTGCTCTTGTTCTTGGAGGCGTAAGCCAATTATTATTTCCAGTACCAGAACCACAAAAATTTGAGTCTGAAGAAGATCCAAAATTATCTTTTAACTTTAGTGGGGTGCAAAATACTAGTCGGGCTGGAACTCCAGTTCCGATTGTATATGGAGAAATCTTTACCGGTTCAGTCGTGATTTCAGCGGCAATAGATACTAATCAGGTAGATGTATGAACGATAAAATTAAAATTATTAGAGGCTCTAAAGGCCCTAAACCACCCCCACCCCCATATCGCGCACCTGATACTTTACACAGTAGAAGTTTTGCTACAATTCAAGACTTAATTTCTGAAGGAGAGATTGAGGGATTTGCTAGTGCTTCTAAAGAAGGTTTAACTAAAGGAACTACTGCATATCAAAATGCAAGTCTAAAAGATGTATTTCTTGATGACACCCCGATATTGCAATCAAGTGCTACAAGTGCAAGTCCAGTTGATGCTGATTTTAACTTTCAAGATGTAACTTTCAAATCAGAATTTGGAACATCTAGCCAACAAGCGATGAGTGGTATTCCAAATATTGATGAAAGCAGATCGCCTACTGGAGTTTCGGTTACTGTAACTACTGCTGCTCCTGTAACTAGACAGATTGCTAATACTAATGTTGATGCTGTAATTGTTACTTTAACTTGGCCTCAAATACAAGTGGCTGAAGATGATGGAGATATTAGAGGAGATACTGTTGATTACAAAATACAATTACAACATGATTCTGGTGGGTTTGTCGATAAGGTTGTTGCACAGGTTTCGGGTAGGACAGCAGATGCTTATGCAAGAGATCACAGAATAGAGCTTACAAGCGGATACACAACAGTTGATATTAGAGTAATTCGGGTAACAGCAGATAGTACAGAATCTTCGAGAGTTAATTCTTTTCAATTTACAAGTTTTCAAGAAGTAATTGATAATTCTTCTACTTATTTAAATAGCGCATATGTTGCTCTTCGTTTAGATAGTAAACAATTTAATAGAATTCCTACAAGAAAATATCGGATAAGAGGAATCAAGGTAAGAATACCTGGCGCTGGTGCTTCTAATTCTGGTACGCCACAGGTGGACAATGCAACTGGCAGAATTGAGTATCCAGATGGATATATATTTAATGGAACAATGGGTGCTGCTGTTTATACAAACTGTCCAGCAATGTGCCTTTTGGATCTTTTAACAAATAGCAGATATGGTTTTGGCGATCATATGTCTGATTCTAATTTAGATTTATTTAGTTTTGTAGCTGCAAGTAAGTATTCAAATGAAGAAGTTGATGATGGAACAGGGTCAGGTGCAAAAGAAGCAAGATTCAGTTGTAATGTAAATATTCAAAGTCCTAAAGAAGCATTTGACGCTATAAACGATCTTGCTGGAGTAATGAGATGTATGCCTATATGGTCTGCTGGAAGTGTAACGATATCTCAAGACAAGCCATTAACTGCTAGTTATATATTTAATTTGTCTAATGTTAGTGAAGATGGATTTAGCTATTCCGGTAGTAGTTTGAAGCAAAGACATTCAATATTTTCTGTTAGCTATTTTAATATGGATTCAAAGGAAATTGATTTTGAAGTTGTTGGAGATAGTGATAGTACTGCTGATGTTTTAAGAAGACAAAAATTAGGCACTCAAATAAAAAAAGTAAAAGCATTTGCTTGCACTTCTCGTAATCAAGCAGCCAGACTTGGAAGAGCAATGATGTTTGCTGAAGAAGAGCAATCTGAGGTTATTACCTTTAATACTTCTATAGATGCT